GACGTTCCCATACTTGGATCCAATGAAACCATGTAAGTGTGTCCAGGCGTAGGTCTCTTAAACCAACGCACTTGTCCTGTGGTTTCTACAGGTGGTATACCTTCCATGTCCGCCAGTGTTAAACTTGAAATTAATGTTTCATCAAAAATTAAGAATTCACACTCGTGTTCCCTTCTAAATCTTTCTTCACCAATTCTTGAACGTTCTTGTTCTGCCCATGCTTCGTCTCTGTCTGGGTGTTCGTTCCAGTGTGCTTTCATGGCATAGAAACCGTTAGTTCCTACTATTTTGTCATTGCCATATTCGTCAAATCTTTTGTTTGCTTCTTTCCATATCATTGCAAACTGGTCCTCGTCACTGTTTGGAGTTGAAGTAATTAAACATTTACCACCTGTACTCAATGTTGGAGATAGTGAAGTCCAAAACTCTTTGGCTTTCTCTGGTGGTTGCACGAACGCAAACTCATCACAATATATTAATGTAAGTGACATACCCCGTCCTGTGTTCTCAGTCGTTGTGGTTGCCATTATCTTTGAGCCATTGTCAAATTCTATACTGTTCCTGTTGTATTGTGTTACCCCTGCTTTGATCCAACTAGGCAACATCTCATATGCATAACGCACCCTTGACATGATGTCTGATGCTCCTGCGTATTTGTGTGCGGCGATTAGTATCTGTGAATCTGGTCTAAACATAGCATACCATATTAGATATCCTGACGCACAGGTTGTTTTTCCTGTTTGTCTAGGTAGCATTGATATTGAGAATCTATGATTGTTGTATGCTTCTACTAGTCTTTCCTGGTAAGGAAATGGTTGAAACTTCATTTCACCTTTTGTTGGATGTTGTATCTTCATAAAAGATTTCATGAAGTATAAAGGACCTGTATTGGGGTCCATGCACTTTTCTAATTGTTCTACTTGTTCCTTAGAATATTTGTGCTTCTTATTGGCTTTTTTTATTTGGTCTGAATCTAAACTTACGTATGCCATAACGTAGTATTTAATACCTTATTGTGTGGTGGAAAACTAACTTATTTTTTTTCTTTGGCTTCTTTGTCTTTAACGGCTTTTTTCATTGGTTCTTTTTTATTACCGTCTTTGTCCATGTCTAAGAAGTCTGGTTTTGCTTTTGCTTCAGCAATTTTTGCCGCTTCTTGATATTCTTTTTTAAAGCCTTCGTATTGTGCTCTTAATGAGTTTGCTAATTCTTCTTCAGTTACTTTATCTTCAACTGCAAGTGGGTTATCACCTGGGTATTCTTTTTTGTATTGATTTTTTTGTCTGTTAGCACCGCCTGAATGAACATTTACTAAAGTGTCTACGTCTTGAGTCTTTTCAGTTGGTGTATTTGCAAACGTTTCTTCTGCTTTTTCTTCGTCAGGAGCAGTAACAACATCTCTCATTTTAGCCATGTCCATAGAACCCATTGCATCGTCTTGATCCATTTCTGGTTCCGCGTGTGGCTCTTCTGCACCAATCATTTTTGCATCAACTGGTTGCACACCTGCTAATTTTAAAATCTGCATCATCATTCCTGCTTCTTGTGGAGTGTCTGCAGATATTTGAATATCTTCTTTTACTGTTTCTTTCTTCATCATTTTGCCCTCTCCTGCAATACTGTCTTCGTCGTCGTCCGAACCATTAATTGCATTATAAAAACCTCTTAGGCTTTCACCGTGTTTCTTTAAAAATTCTTCTCTTGAAAGTCTTTCCGCTTCATCATGTAAGTAGTCTTTCATTCTTCCTTCATCAACTTTAGGATTTGTTCTCTCTACATTGTCCACAGCGTCCTTAACTAACTCTGGTTTAGTCTCTGCAATTTCTTGTAACCTTTTTAATACGTCGATCATTTCCATAATTATTTTGCTCCTGCTGGGTGTGGGTTTCCTTTTATTGGACCATCATGTCCTTTAACTGGTGAAGGACTTCCTTTTTCTTCTTTACTCTGTGCTTCTTGAGTTTTGTTGTCAGATCCTTTTTCGATCTCGTATCTAACTTCTCTTTTGTCTTTGTCTTTTAATAATTCTTTTAACAAACTCATGTTTGCTTGTGTAGAATGAAAATCTTCTGCGTTTACTTTTGGTGAATCTTTCATTTCAATATCTAATAACTTATTTTGATATTCTGAATTTTTTGCAACTTGCATCTGATCTTGGTATTCTTCTGTTGGCTCATTTGGCTTTCTAACAACGATATGTGTTTGTGGCAAGTTCATGTACGTGCCTAAGTATTCTTTCATTTCTCTTGATGTCACTGGATAGTTTGTTGTCACATCATAGATTGTAACTTCTTCATTGCTTAACTGTGGGAAATCTAAAGGTTGAGTCATAATAGGTGTTTTCTTACCTGCTGACATTTTTGCTACTTCAAACTTTTGTAAAGCAGTTTCCATTTTGTTCGCGAAATCATCTGCAACTGGTCCTGCGACCTTTATTTTGTAGTCATACGACTTTGATGATTCCGTTAGATACTGTGCGAATGTGCTCATATGCAATATTTAGTCTTTTTTAAGTAGTTTCTTCATTAATTCGTTACGATCAGATATTACAAAACCCTCAGATTCCTGCACTGCAGGGCCGTCTTTATTGCCCTGATCTAACTTCTGCTTTTTAAGTTGTAATTCAATCATTTTGAGCTTTTTATCTATCTTGCCGCTTTTAGCATCTATGGCATTTCTTAGGAAATTACTTGCAACCTCAAATATACGTCCTGAATAACGTGAGTCTACGTTCATACCCAAGTCCATTAGATTCTTGTAACTCTCTTCTGATTCGATTGCTAGTTTGTCTAACTCTAAATCTGACAGTTCTCCAAGTCCTTTTACTTGTGGTAAAGCGGCCGCAACCTTATCAAATTCTGCATAACTTTTCTCTAAATTTTTCCGTGTTTGCGGATCAACGTTTTTCATTACTTCTTTTGTTTGATCTTTGTTTGCTCGAGCCTGCTCTTTTTTGTCTACCTCTTTGAACGCTTCTTTTACGTTTGGTAAATTAAGAATATCTTCTAACTTTTTTGTCATGCCTATATTTACTTACGTTTTCCGTTGTGGAACAACTGTTCTTCTGATACTACACGGAAACCAATTCTTCTTTGCTTGGCATATGCACCGGCGGCCGACCATTTTGCCTGGTTAATAATTACTTGTTTTCTTTTTCCCATGCTCCTGCCTGCCCTTTCCATAGTAGTTTGTGCCATTGGTTTTACTTCAATCATCTCTGCGTGTTTACGACCATTCTTGTCCATGTATATGATAAAGAAGTCTGGCACGTACACTGTGTATTTGCCAGTAAAAGGATGCCTGTAAGGTATCTTAATTGATTCACTTGCCCATTGATAAACGTTTGGATGTTCGTCACACAGTCGCATAAATGCTTGTTCCCAACTAGATCGATAGGTAGGTGTCTTTGTACCTACATATTTTTCTTTGTTCTTTGGTGAGAACTTACCTCTTGCAAATCTTGGTATCATTAGTCTAGAATATTTCTAGATACTGTTTCTGTTGTGGTGAGTGTTTGTCTAACACCCAGCCTACTTGACTTGTATCTGTTGGCGTTTAGAATTATTGTTATGATTTCTGATAGTTTTGCATTGTCTAGTTTGGCTAACTTATCTAGTATTTCCCTAGATGAGATGTTATCAATTTTGGCCTGTGACATTATTACATAGGCGATTGATTCCGCTGATGCTCGTTTGAATCCCCTGTTAACAAAATATGCTATTGTGGCATCGTATTCACCAGCATTAAACTGATATGCTGTTTCATAATTAGAAGTTGTTAATTTTTCTATTGTCTTATCTAATTCTGTTTTGTCTTTAGGTGGTAAGTTTGTATAAAATTCTGCCATTATAATCCTACTTTCTCAGTTACTATTCTAACGTCATTTGTATCACGTACTATTTTTAAATAACCTTCGGTTACTTCTTTTCTAATGTCTGTGATGGCTTTGTTTCTGTACACTGTTTTAGTTGTATCAGAACTGTTTGTATATTCAACATCTGATTCAGCAACAGTGAGACCTTTTCTTGATCCAATATCTTTGTAATAAATGCCGGATGCAATTTCGTCTTTTAGGGTTTCGTTGTTAGTGATCAAATTGTATGATTCGTCTGGTGTCAAGTAATTCGTATAGTCTTGGTTTGCATTGTTTAAAACTCTAGTGTTAGTGTTTTTTGTGCCTTTTGCTGAGGCTATAAGAACACCCGCACCAACAGCCGCTCCAACATTAAAGGCCCCAACAGGATTTGTAACTGTGCCGGCTTCTTTGGCTACTTCCAATACACCTTTTTTTGCAATGCCTTTTAGTTCTTCTTTGACATCTTTCTTTCTTATTTTTTTTGCGTTATTATAAGTGTTTGATGCGGCAAGTATCGCACCTAAAATATTTCCTGACTGCACGTTTCTAATAACTGATCCAACTCCGTCCACAATTCCGCCCGGACCAAAAATACTGTTTGTACCACCACCTAACACTGTTAAAGGACTTGGTTCTTTGTCGTAATTGATTGTTGCAAAACCAGGCACACTATTCCTGTTTATGATTCCAGATTTGTAAATTACTGTTTCATATAGTACCTGCATAGTATTAGCCATGATACCCGCACCGTCGGCCTGATCTAAATTGTCATGTGAAAAAGACCCTATCACTGGATTGACTAGTGTCATTGATGTAAATCTCTGTTTGTGTAATACAAAAATTTCAATACCTTTAAGATATGGTTTTCCACGTTCTCTTGGAGTGTCCATACCAAATTTGGTTGTCTTTCTTTTGTCTCCAAATAGATAGTAATCATCCTTTGTATTTGAAATAGTCAAGTCGTTGTTCATTCCTACAGAATCTGCTATGTGATATTCGTAATATTTCTTCCAGAATGCGTTAACGGTATCGGCATGATCATCATGAAAAGTAATGTTTACAGGTTCGTAAGCAATTCTTGTTGCCGCATACATTTTTTTGTTGTATTGTGTTTTTTCTTCCATGCTCATGTTGTACCTTGGCAGGTCACAATTTTTCACCAACATATTCAGTTGATATCTTTCGTTAGCATTGAATCCATTATAGAACAAACCCTCGTCAGTGTTGAATACAACATGGAAAAGGAACTTCTGTTTTGGCATCAACTTGTAGTTGTCGTCTATGTACAGTCTAGATGCGTGACGATAGTCCTTCATTCCTGGAAGACCGTCTTGAAAACCTTTTAAGAAGTTGTTAATACTTGGCATATGGATATTTATGGCCACAAAAAAAGCGTCGTTAAAGACGCTTTCCTTGTTATAATTGCTAACTTAATTCTTATTAACCGCCAGTACTTAATGTACCGATAGTTCTTGCAACTGCTGTACCAATTCCAGTTCCTGTTGGAGTTTGGATTGCGTTGTCGTATCTTACTGACATTGTGATAGTTGCTGGATCTGAAGTTGCGTATGCTAGTGTGTTGTAGTTTACGTTTTCAACATATGCACCGTATAACTCAAATGTTTCTAATACATTTGGTGTGCTTGATCCGTTACCACCATCTAACATTTCAATTCTTGCTGTGAATTTGTAATCAATACCAGAAGCCGCTGATGCTTGTTCAAAGAAATCAAACTGTTTCTGTATCTGTTCACCAACTAGTTTAGTAACTGAGTTGTTAACATCATCTCTTAAATTAATTGTTATTGGATCCCAAGTGTGTTTACCTGCAACGTATACTTTAGAGTTGTAAACATCTAATGTCACGTTGTCAAAAGTTAAGTTTGGTCTCGTAACGTCAATTACTTGTTTTGTTAATTCTGATCTTGGTGTTGATACTCCAAAATTCTCCAGGATACATCTAAAACGATATTGTAGTTTTGGCATCAACAAGCCTTGTGATGCTGAACTTTGGTCGTTTGCTAGTGGTACTGTAAATTTTGATAAAGTTGATATTGCCATCTGTTTCTCCTATTTATTCAAAATTAGTTCCCCAATTTTGCAATTTCTCCTGTGTTTTTGATTCTCAACGGTATGTAAATGAACTCAACTGATTTGATTGGCTCAATTGCTATATCCACATACAGTTCGTTTCTGTCAATCCTTGTAGTAGTATTGTTTGTTTCATCACAAACTACTAGGAAGTCATATAATGCTCTTTGACCAACAAGTTCTAACAAGAATGATTCAACTGCTTGTTTGATTTCATTTCTTGTTAATTCATCATTTGGTTCAAAGATAAATGGTTTAGCCAATGCATCTAATTGTGTTCTTAGGTACACAGCCAATCTTGACACGTTAATTCTGTCTAATGCTGAACTTCCTGAAACTTTTGTTAAGTTACCAAAGTTTACAATACCAGCACCTGAGAAGAACGTAATCGGATTAACCTTAACTTCGTGCATTGAGTCTCTTACTGCTTCTGTTACAGAAATTGTTTCAAACTCACCTGTACTTGCGTCAATGTATCCAACTGATGTTGCGTTGTCTACAACACCTCTTCTAGTACCTGCTGGTGCAAACCAAGGGAAAGCAACGTTGTCGTTGTTTGCTAGTGTTCTTATCATCATGTGTGATGCTGGAACAACTATGTCGTTTCCTGAATTGTCAGTTGTGAATCCTGATGGATAAAATACGCCCAAGTAATCACTTGCACTTACTAATCCGTCTTCACCATTGTCTGTAGCACCTGCTGAGTTGTTAGCCCAGTTTTGTATTTTTGTTGCTGTGCCTTCTAATCTTAAAGGTGTATCACCTAATACAAACGCTGTGTTGTTTCTGTCTGTGTTTAGGCTGATCATATTTGCAATAACTTCTGGATAACCAGGTGTTGCAATTACGTTGAATCCTCTTTGATCTTCTCTAATTGCTTGGTTAGTATCAATCTCTGATTTAAGTTGTTGTACAACAACTTTTCTCTGTGCTTTTCTACCAAAACATCCAGAACCATCTGAGTTGTTACCTGATTTAGTAACCCATCTGTCTGGGTAGTAAGTTGAAACAGATTCGTTACTTGCTCTAGGGTTACCTAATCCTGCTGAACCCGAGCCAGGATATTTCGTTGTAGTGATGTAACTGTTTTTGTATTCTTTCACGTTGTAACCACTTCTTCTTGTGTTCCATAAAAGTATACCATTTGGATAATTTGATGGATTAGGAGCATCTGGATCTAGGAAACCATCACTTAACAATGCTTTGATTGTTGAAGGAGTTCCTGCCGCTGTTGATGTTCCTGCCGCCTTGTCAGCCGTTGCGTGCCATCTTGCATCTGCAAAAACAATACCGTCTTCTGTTGTTTGGTCTGTTTTGTCAACTAATTCCCAAGCCGCACCTGTTGTTGTAACAGCAACCTGGTTGTTCG